GTTCGATATCACCAACGAATCAGCGGCGTACCCCTGGTGGTTGGACGTTCCCTCTATCAGCCCTGTGATTTCGGCGTCTGCGGCTGCCAGGGCGCTTCGGAGCACGACCTTAACATCTGAGTCGGTGCCGAAGATAGCTTCTACGTTGTCCTCAAAGAGAGTGTCCGCCGTAATCGAAGACGACCACGCGGGCTTGCCTGCCACGACAGACAGGATTTGCCCCGTGCTACCTATCGCCAGCCGCTCTATGCCGCCGCGTTCGTCGTCAACAATGACGATATCCCCCACCTGCTGACCGGCAAGGCGGTGAATATCGTCGTTGGCGAAGTCGGCAACGGTTATCGGCTCACCGCGACGGGTCGATCCACGTACTGTGTGTAAAATTCCCATGCCTAGTGCTCCTGGACTTCGTTATCCGATCTCACGAGACAGGGCTTATTCCTTTTCCTCTTCCCACGTCAGGCTTACAGCGAGTTTCGCCAATGTTGCAATGTTGCCCGCAACAAACACCGCATTGCCCGGGGGAATGATCAGGTCGCTGTGGAAAGGGATTTCATTCACAAAAGGCATCTGATCTTCGCCCGCCGCTGTGAAAGCGTTCTGATTGAGGCTCAGGTGCCGGAGAATGATCGGCGCTGTTACGGTCGCAGCAGATGGCGTCCATCGAGCGACAGGGCCTTTCTCAGTCCCGACGAGCGCATTGAAAATATCCGTGTTCAGCGTGCCTTCGGTGAACGCAGTCATTTTTGCGCCTGTCGCTAGTTCAGCGGGCGCATCCTTCACGAGACCAAGGACGTAACCACCGGCGGCACCCGTAGTATCGACGTACGTGAAGCCCAAGCGGATCGGAATTACGTTGATTCCAGAACCTTTGGGATTCCAAATGCCTACCTTCTGAGCGGTGTTGCTGAAGATCGGCAGAACCTGTCCTGCTGCCGCCATGTTACCTGTGAACACGCGACCCTCTTTAGCCGCCTGATAATATGGCCCACCCTTTAGCGCCTGTATGAGCTGTGCACGGTCATCATTGACCGTCGGGCTCGCAGGGTCGGCCTTCCCGCTACGGAACGGAAACTTGAGGTTGATGTCCATCTGTATGCCCCTTCTCTCGCTGCATTTTGGCGAGTCTTAGAGTAGTTCCAACCGCTCGTTGATTGTGTGTAGTTGGCCGTAGATCAGCTCCAGCAGGTGCAATTGCGCGTCCTCTGGAATGTGAAACTGCCAATCCTGGCCGTCGTAGCGCCAGATCCGCCCTGTGTCTGTCTCAAGGAAAGACGAACCAGCGCGGATTTCTTGTTCGATGATTTCGAGGCCTTCGCCGACCTTACCCTTGCCCGGCTTGTCATCCGTGGACAGGCCGATATATCGACTGATGGTCCCTTCGAGTTTAACCGCCATTGCCGTTCTTCTCTCTGATGTACTGTCTACGCTTCAAAGCGTTCACCCAGGGTCATGCTATCTTACGTCGCTACTGGCTCAAGAATCGCGCTCAGGTCCTCTGTGTGGACGCCGTAGTAGTTCTCAGCGGCCAGACAGTCCCCCGTCGCGATTCCGTTCGCTTGAGCTGCCGCCCCGCCACACAGGTTATTGACGATGACACCAGTCGCGGTCGCCGCGACGTTTATGCAGGCGTCGTTGTCCGACGCTTCGTTCATGATGTAGTTGTCTGAGATTTCGCAGTACGTGATCACTCCCTCGCCACCGATGCACATCGTTCCCCAGTCTCCGGCCAAGACATTACGCCTCACCCGATGCCCAGTGCCCGTGCCCGCGAAGTTAACGAAGTGGGTATTCAACGCGTCGAGTAACCCAAGGCCCTGGCAGTCCTCGATAGTGATCCGGTCTGACCCGCCATCCGCCGCGTCCTGTACCCAAATCAGTGCGTTCAGGTCGGTGGATGATTCCGTGAAACGACATCGACGAAGCGTGAAATCGTCGGCGTTCACGTCGATGGCCGCTACGATGTCCGCGAAGCCAGCAATGAAGTGGATGTTATCTACAGTGATATTAGCCGCGTCCACGTCCATGTCGGCGGTGTCCGCCGTGTCGAACGTAACTGTCGGCTGTGCTGCGCCGCTACCCACACCTATGATTTCGATGCCAGCAACGTCGAGTGCAAGGCCTGCTGCCTCCGAGACGGTCTCGGCATGTCCTGGCAACACGAAGATCACGTCACCTTGGTCTGCCGTGCATTGACCAACCGCGAAGTCGATGGTCAGGAACGGTGCGTCTGGGTGCGTGCCGAAGCCCGCCGTGTCAGCGCCGTCTACAGTCTCGCCGGAATCGACATAGAAAATGTTGCCGGGGAAGATGGAGGCGTTGACCACGCTCATCATTCCGCCCGGAGTCTTTGTCATGAACAGCGGCGAGTTTGCCGCCTTACGAGTCTTTGCCATTGGTTATCTCCTGCGCTTTTCGGGATTGGCTACCCTTGTTGCGTCTTCGGTTGGTTTTGGCCGCTTCACTTCGGAAGGCCGCGCCATCTTGTCAATTCCAGGTCTCTTGCGCATGGCTACTTCTTCGCCTTGGCGAGTTCTGCCAACGCCTCTTTCAGTTCGGCAACCTCTGCCCGGAGCGAGCTCATCTCGCCACCGTCGTCAGCCCCGCCTAACTGCCCGCCCCTGACCCGGCGTCCGATCTCCACGAGTTTCGCGTCGTGGTTTTCAGTGGCATACTGATTCATCCATTTTTGGGAGACCTCGCCCGCCACGACAGGACAGCTGCACCGCTTGCAATTCGCCGGTAGCTGCTCGTCGTACCCTTTGTCGTCCTTGGTGGCGTACATCATGGAGCAGTTCGGACAGTGGACGTAGTCGACCTCGCCCCCGCCTACGTTAGGATTTGATATCAACAGTTGGTCTACCATCTGGATTCCTTTCGTCCGTTACTACTAGCCAGACCGCGTCACAGAGCTTGCAATGATCCGGGTGTGGTGATCCGTCGTGGTGTGAACTCCATTTGGCACTACACTTGCCGCAATGCAAGACGCCCTGGGCATCGATGCGGGCCTCGAATATGATCGACGCATGCCCAAGATCTCCGCGCCGCCGTGCCATCCGCACTTCCCACCACCATGCTACCTCGTCAGGCCATTGGCCCGTTTCTTTCCACCAGACGTACGCCTTGGCTCTGAAACGGGCCAGTTCGCCAGGTGACAGGCTTTCCATAACCTCGTGGTAGTACGGAATGTCTGCCATTAATTCGGTGTCGGCCAAGACCTCTAAGACCTGTTCATGCCAGGCCATAGGCGGTAGCGAACCCGGCACCTCGCGTTTGTTCCCTTTGAAAACTATGGGCATCAATCAATCCTACGTATTCGGATCGACGTATACCTTACTGCCAGTCACCGCCGCACCCTGTAGTTCCTTGCGCTGGTAGGCGGACTCATACGAGACCATGACAGCCATCACATCGTCTGTGCCGCTGCCGGCGTCCTCGCCCACGGTGATCCTAACAGCCACGTCGCTGCCCTCAACGTCAAGGTCTTCTGCCCTGACTTCCAGGATCACGAAGTCTCCGTCTGCGTCAACGGGGTTGTCTGTGTCATAATTCAGGCCTGAGCCGTCCGTGGTCAACTCTCCCGAACCGGTCCCATCGGTATCCTGTGCGGCTTCAAATCGGCACTGGTCGAGGTCGTCGGAGGCGTTCCACGTGCCGAGTTCGACATACCCCATAGATCGCGAGAAGTTCTTTAGCGACCTCCAGGCCGTCGATGCCGTGGTACCGCCAACGTCCGTGCCCGATGGGCTTACGATGTCGAATACCGACGCTTCGCTCAATCTATTGCTCATAATGGATTCTCCTCTTGGCAACTAGGTTTTAGGCTCTTGTTGCGAGTTGCACGAAGGGCGACAGTGTATCGCCGTTCTTCGGCGTCAGTGCGCTGTCGAGCCAAGGCCGACCGTCTACCCGCTGAATCAATCTGAATTCGGTTTCGTCGGTCAGGAATCGGCTGTGCTCGCTGACCGCCAACTCGATTGACTGCCTATCACCGATGAGGTAGTGGCTGAAGTCCACGAGCCGGATGTCGCCAGCCGTGCCGAGGGCCTGGGTCTTCTCAGTGAAAATGATAGGCCTGCCCAACAGGGTCGAACCTGGCGTGCCACCGATGCCGCCGTTTGCGATGAACATCGCGGAGCCGCCGGTACCAACGTTCTGAGATAGGCCGTACAACTCCGGCATTAC